ATTGCGTATTTCATTTATTTGTACTCCGTTATAATCACAATGCCATCTGTTCCATCAGCGCCTTCTTGGGAAACGTTGCTCCAGTTTGCAGAAGCACCTGCTCCATAACCTGTCCCACTTCTTGCTAATGGAGTGTTATATTTTTTCTGAACAGCCCCTAAACCATAAAAAGAACTTCCACCATTAGCACTTGGGTTTATTGTGTTGGCAGGGTTTACAGGGGCCGTCATCGAACCTCTTTGTCCTTCAATATTAAAATCACCGCCAACTCCTGTATTTCCTGAACCCGCAACTCCGTTAGCACTGTTATTTGATGCCTTTCCACCACCGCCACCGCCGTTTCCAGTTACAGTGTTTGTCCCATCGGCATAAATAGAATTTCCTCCGTTTGATCCCGCTCCAGTTGACGATCCACCTGCGCCTCCCGCTCCAATAGTAATAGTCGAAGAAGATATAGAAGAAACATCAATAAACTTGTTTGCGTAACCTCCGCCTCCTCCCGGCCCACCTACCATGTAAGGCCATTCACTAGCACCGCTACCGCCTCCTGCACCTTGAACCTCAACAATAATTTTTGTTACGCCAGAAGTTTTTGTGTAAGTTCCTGATGAAGTAAAAACTTGCCTGTTTGCCAGACCAGAATCAAAGCCAGATGTAGTAGCAGATGCGTGAACTGCAACGGTTGTTCCCGACCCACCCAACGTAAGCGTTGAGCCAGATTCTTTGTCGATTGCGTTTACGTTTATAGTGCTCATACGATCACCCACGTTGATCCACTAGGAACGGTTACGGTTGCTCCAGAATCTACAGTCACTGGCCCTGCGCTCATAGCATTTTCATTTGTAGATATACTATAACTTGTGGTTACATTTTGTTCATTTTCATAAAACACTTCGTCACCACCTGCACCTGTAGCGCCTGCGCTCACAACTCCCCAAGAGGTATCTGTACCGTCTGTGGTTAGATACTTGCCTGATTGACTTGATACGTTAGGAATAACAGCGGCAGTTGAGGTTGATGGAAAACTATTCTTAAGAACAGTCTTTACCATACGAAGATGGTCATCACCCTCTCCTACAGGATCGCCGTCAACAGGATTAGTAGATACTAATTGTGTTATCCAACTTGCTGTTTCTAAAGCCATTATGCACTAGCCGCCGTTAATGTTACGGTAACCTCAAGAGTGTCACCAGAGATAACTGATCGTGCAGAGCCGAAATCAACAGCCCCATAAATTGTGCCTGACGTTCCAGACTTTGTGTTATTACTTACGATAAAGGCTCCTGCAATAGTAGCCGTACCGTTAATAGAATAACTAGCCTTACTTGCAGAGTTATTAATGCTACCTGCCGCCGCTGTACCTAATGTAAGCGTTTGTCTAACGGCTTGACTATAAGATACATTTTCAGTCCAACCTGAATGAGATGCCATGGTGTCACCTGCCGCTACAGTTCCTGCATTTTTTAACCCTACATACCATGCGGTAATTTGTGTAGCGCCGTCAAAGGAACTAGATAATACATGGTTAAGACCCTCTGTAACAACCAAGTTCTTCTTGGTTACGTCCCATTTTAAATTGCCTTCGGAGTCGAAACACTTTATGTTCCAAATGTTTTTAAGTCCTAAGTTCATATCGCTATCATGTTTCATGTGCAAGCCTCCATTGGCTTTTAAGTTATTAGTTTGGGTAATCAATTTTTGTCCATACACTGGAAGGTTCGTCAACTGGATTCCATAGTAGTGAGTCACCGTTAGAGTAAGTCATTGTTATTCCAATTGTAGTTGTTTCTGAATGATTAGTATTATTTATGTAATTGTTTGTTATTCCGTAGACAGCATTTCCTACAGCAGTATGAACACTATTGCTAGTTACGCCGCCATTAATATCAAACTGCGCTGTTCCTGATATAGTAAAGCCACCAAAATTACCGTACCCCTGCTGTAGTCCATAAGATATAGATTCTATTACATGATGCTTAGACTCTTTACCCGATGTCAGGTTTACACCAAAACTAATGGCTACTATGTAATCAACTCCTGATAGTAAAACTAATCCAGAGTTAACAGTAAATATAGAAGCCTCTGCTTTAGCAGGGCTATTCCAATCAATACCTATGTTAGACCAGTATATAGGTGAACTGGCTTCAGCCCACGTTATAGGGGCTGTCATGGATACCCGCTAGTATTCATTACTCTTAACGCTGAACCAGAGTGTCTGTCTTTATTGTCTTGTTCTTGTATGTCTGCAATAGACTGTTGAAATGCTGTAGCCCATAACTGCACTCTAGGGTCATTCATAATAAATGGCTCTGCTTCTAGCATAGCACCATACAGATATACATCAGGAGCATTAGTAAGAACCCAGTTAGTAGTTACAGTGCCGCTAAGATTCTCAAACCTTTCATAAAACAACATTTCTACAGTTTGTACTGTATCTGGCGTTGGGCCTAACTGAAGTTCATTAGCAATAATAGTATAAAACTTGGGAGTGCCATTAGAAGAACCGCCATATAAGCGGTCAAATATTTCAGGTGTGACATATTGCATTGGGGTTACAGGAGATGTATTAATCTGTAGATTACGCATTTGTAAAAACCTAGAAGGTAGTGCTAGGCTCTGTTGTCCTGATACAGTAGATGCGGTTTGTTTAGACTCCATAGCGCGAATACGGAGTAGGCGATTAAACCTAGACTCCGCTAATGCGATAAACTCTGGAATACGATCAGTCAGATCATCACGATCTAACCAGTTCGCTACAGCAGTTTTAAGTTCTGTGTAGTTTGATATAGCCATTATCTACGAGAAACGTAATATACTTTATCGTTAATTGGAGCAAAGTTTGTTTGTGTTGCTCCTGCTTGTCCGGGATTGTATAGCCACATAGTTATAGCCTCGTTGGTGTTGTGCGTAAGAAAGCGTTATCAGGATCGTTAAGATACTTTTTCATTAACTTATGATCTTTTTCTATTGCACCGTTTGTTTCTTTCATCCACTGTTCCCATATAGTTACAGGAATAGATGCTACTCTCATACCATGCTGTTGCTTACCAAAAGTAAGTTTATCACCATAGTCATTCAATAATTCTTTATTGTTATTTAATATACCTTCTACATCTTGGTGAGTAACAATACTAGCCGTACCATCAGAGTGTTCTTCTACTGTGGTTTTACGGTAATGCTTATCTCTCATAGCGGTAGTGATCCTCTATCCTTTGACATTGCTTTTAAATCTTTAACTGCTTTTTGTACAGATGCTTTAACAGTGTAAGTTTTCTCTTTTACTGTTTGCTCTTTAGGTTTTTTAAGACCTTCTTTAAGTAGTTTTTTACTCATGTTTAATTTGAATTCCTTTTTTTCCTTTTTATAGTTGGGCTAAAGTTTATAGCAAAATTACTTGCATCCCACAGTGTCGGAAATTTAAGATAGTCTTGTTTCTGCATCGCTTCCCGATACGCTTGTTCAGGACTTAATCTTTCTAAACCGGGAGAACGCCATCTAATAGTAGGATACATAGCGCCTTCCGCACTAGGCAAGAGTCCAAGGGGTGCAGTTGCACTGTAGATTGTTTGAGGGTTTCCTGTTTTATCTTCTAAATACATTTCGTTTACTAAAGGAGAATTAGTTTTACCTTTAGCCCTTTGCATCCAAAAGGGTTCTTCCTCGCCCATTAAATATTCAATTAAACCCATTAGCGTATTCTCAGAAAGAAAGGCTCCCCCGAAGGGGAGCCAAACTCATTACGCCGCTTTGATGCCAATCACAGCACCGTTAGCCTGACCATTCTTACCTCGAAGGCCATACTCAGCAACCATCATCTGCTTGACGGAATCACCAGTTTTGGCAAGGGTTTCGGTTGCAAATGGACGCAAATAATCAATGCTCCAGAAATCGAAATCCAAGACATACAACTGGTTAGGTAGACACAGACGGCTAGGTACAATTTTAAACGTACCAAAGTCTGTAACGATTACATCAACAGAATTGACAGCATGGGCGGGTGTCGCTTTGTCGTGGTTAGTTACAAGATCAGCAACGACAGAACCTGCCAAAGCCGTCATCTTAACCTTCAAAGCCGCATCACACATGATGATGTCAGGGTTGCCACCTGCTTCCCAAACCTGCTGTACGCAGTTGTTAAGCATACTCATGGTCAACACAGCATCAGCACCACTAGGCGCTTTTACTGCCGTACCATCACCTGCGTTAGCAACAGCGGCATCAGTCGGGCCATCAATGATGTTTGAATCACCTGCAGTAGCATCACCAAGCCAAGACATCAAAGCCGCAGTTTTACGGGCCGCACCCGCACCACCTGCCGTTTTAACATCTTCACCAGTGAGCATCAACTCCATGTCACGCTTAATTTCTTTAGCGCGTTTGGCAAGTTGATACGCTTGCGATGACTTACGACCTGCCCAATCAACTGCTTCCGCCGTACCTGAAGTCTGAACAGCCTTCTCAGAAATCTGAGTATAGTTGGTCAACTTCGTAGGTTCGACAACAGCCAACGATGCAGGATCATCACCTTCTAGTTTCTGGTTAGCGGCGGCGGCGGCTAACTCATCTTTCTGCCACTCGAACAGAGTATTTGAGCAAGAGCCTTTACCTGCGCCAGACATGAAGGGCGTGTCCATAGGACTAATATTATAAATGATATCACTAAGGTCTTCGCG